GTCTTCTGCTGTGTGCAAGAGACAACGAAACAAGGATTTAGCCCGCATGACCATGGAAGTCAATCGAGAATGGAGGACTTGCAGCTCTCTACGTGAGAGAACTGGCCCCTGCAAAGTTTGCCGTTCTGGGATCGTGATCCCCTCGAATGATTTGTTACCTGGTCACGCCTATGGTAGTATAGGTGGCCGCTCCGCTCTTCAGGATTGCATGAGTTTAATACTTTACGCATCTTGCCTCTTCGGATTTGATCCGCAAGGCTTCAGCTTGGAGAAGAGTTATGCTGTGTGGCATGGTTTCGAACAGAAGCTTCCGGGACCTGATAGTTGGATAAAACTTGTAAAATACAAAATTTCTGCATTCTATGCAGTCCATACTGGTCAGGTACCTCCGGTTGCTCCTCCCGAATTGAAGGATGACAAGGCGTCATACCTCTTTGGGGGTCGGTGGATGGGTTGGTTCCGTACAATCAAGTATCAGGCGTGTCGTCGTCGACGGCATCAGTTCCTTACAACATTACTTCAAATAAAGAAAGGCTGTCCTCGCGCGAGCAAGGACGGCCTATTTAAAGAATGTAAGGATACAGTGAAGAAATTGACAACACCAGTCAGTGAGCCTGTCACTGAGAATGACTTGATTTCGCGCTCTGAAGCAGTTTATGAAGTTAAAAGGACTGCCCTGGAAGTCTTTGGAGACTTGAGAATATTGCCTGAGGATCTTCTTAAATGTAAGATTCCTAGCACATCGGCTGATTACTACACCAGTAGAAATCACGGTGGTGCATTTCATGACGTTTTTCTCAAGATTCAAGAGATTGTCCAGGAGAACAAGGTTCAAATTCCTTGTCCTTATCGTCTCGTAGAGCAGCGAACGTGGAGTGAGGAGAAACAAGATTGGATCAACGCGAAGGGCGTTGTGAAGGATGCTGAGGCATTGCGGGTCCTCAAGGAAAATGAGGCTTTTGTCATGAGACAACTCCTAAAGGAGGCCAAGGTTGAAGACAACTGTGTTGAAACAGTTGCTCTTCCTGAGGCCCTTAAGGTGCGTGTCATAACAAAAGGACCGCCATTGCGTGGTTATGTTCTTAAGCCATTGCAAAAGATCCTTCATACCCATTTAAGAAAACAAGATGTTTTCAAACTCATCGGTGAACCAGTTAGTGAAAAAGTAGTTAGGGAAGGGCTTGGAATGCTCTGTCCCGGCGAAAAGTATCTCTCTGGTGATTATAAGGCGGCCACTGATGGCCTAATATCCTGTCTTAGTGAGGCTGTAGCTGAAACGATTATTGAAAGTTGTTTCCGTTGGGAAGACTGGCGGTTAGATCTCGAACTCCGAGAGCTATACCGGCGTCTTTTCCTTGACAGCCTCACAGGACATTATATCCTTAACCCTCGTCAAGAACTTGAGGGTGATGATGAGTTTCTGGTCCAACAGAATGGCCAGTTAATGGGGAGTATTACGTCGTTCCCAATCTTGTGTGTGGTGAATGCCGCCATATGTCGGAAGGCAATGGAAATGGAT